TCAGATCCGATATCGACCAGTTACGCGAATCCTGATCGCACTCCAGATCCTCTACTGCCTCCAGACCTATGCGCTTGATAAGGCCGATGCGATAGTCCACCGCGCGGCCGGCACCATAACGATTACACTGCTTTGTTTGCCCATGGGCATTGCGCTCGTCGAACCTAAGATGCGGAGCGCTCCCTACGCTGCGGTAATGGCCGCAGTCGAAGCCGCCGCCTATTTGTGCGGCTTGCAGTGGCCTGTCGCAGCATATGCAAAGCTTGCCGGCGTCCCTGTGCCGAACATAGGAATTAAACGCAACCTGGGCCTCTTTGATGTAGTCAGAGCGCGTTTTTAACGCTTCCTTACGATCACGATCGCTCTTCTTTTCCGCTTTTAAGCGGTCAGCTTCGCGCTTGCGGGCGATGTAGACATGGAAACAGTTGGGGGAACAAACAATATGGCCCATGCCGCGCTTAACGAACCGGACAGGGCATTCCTTTACCGAACATTTGCGCGTCGTCTGCTTCTTTGGCTTGGCTGCTCCTGGTATAGGATCTTTAAAGGTTGAATTCCTCATTGCGAAACCAAATTAAAGTCACGTTGAATTGGTGCTATTTTTCGGTCCCAGAAAGTTAATCCCTGATGCGACTCGATACGCTCCCGCATAATGGCTGCTCGTGCTTCTTTGGTTGGCGGTGTATATGTTCCTTTCCATGCAGAATCAATTCCAATGTTGCGACCAATATTTGTACTATCGGCTGACGAGAATGGGAATCGTGTATAAATTTCAGGATCAAGCATGCGTAGACCATGAATCTTGCAGATAGGACGCCCAGATTTATCGCAAATTATGTCCATAGCTTGGGCCATGCGCATCCACCAAGCTTGCGTTCCGATCCGAGCATATTCACCAGAACTTCCTAGGCAAATGCGGGGCCACGAGAATGATAAACGCTCCAAGCGATCTAGTGATTCGTGCAAATGCCATACGGGCGCGCCAACGTGCGCGTCTTTTCCGCGCCAAGTCCACTCATCCAGCAATGCGTCATTTTCATTTTCATCACCCTCGATAACATCAGGAATTACTGCAAATGCAAATTGCGGATACCGATGTAACTCCGCGATCCATGCGTAGTAAGGTTTCCAGTTTGTGATAGGCTTACCGCTCATCCAAGCCGGAAATGCGCCGTTATCAAAAGCGATTGATTGAGCGCATTCCAGCGCAACTGCAAGTTGTTCTGGATGTGCGAAGGATACAAAAGCATTGCCTCCTTTAATAGCGCGCACAGCCGCTGTGGCCGGCGTAATAGGCAAGCCGTGATAGGGAACCATTAGAGATTCTCGATAAATTTTATTGCATCATCGATAATGGTGAATGCACATGTGCTGTGATATCGCAGCCATGGACTTATTGGCTCTGGAGCTACTACAATAACTACCTTACCAAGTTGCCACGCAAGTAGGATTTCCATGCTTGTGCCAACACTTGGTTTGGGGCAGTTTGCAATAACAACGTCGCATGCAACTACGTCGCGCTTGTCTAGGTCTACTATCTCGCGATAACAATCATATTCACGGCCACGAAAGTCGCGGCGCATAGGGTCAATTGTATTTTTAATGCGGCTTTTTACAATGGATCGCCAATCATTGCACTCTGCATCATTACAGCCATTTATTGGACCACAAAGGTATGTTTTCATAAATTACCTGTATTTAGAAATCGTTAGTTCCACGGCGCGTTTCAATTCCTACGCCCTGATGGACAGCTTTTAATATTTGACATCCTCCAAATTCATGCAAAAAGGCGTCTGCAAGTGCTTCGTGAAAGGAGGCGGGGAATTTTCCAGCAACATTGATAATTTCCTCAACCTCAATCATTTGATGCGATATAATTTTCAAATGGTAGTCAATGCTGTGCCCGTTATTTGGGCATGTGCATTTAAATCTAAATCTATAGATGTTCATTTCAAATATCCTGCATGAAGACCTTGATGCAGTCCTCCATGGCTGCATGCATTTGCATGTCAGCGCTCATTTCTTGCGATAGCACCACAAGCACTGATCCCATAGCAGCAGCGGCGTCTATTTCATCCTGGATAAAAGATCCTGTCTCATATAAAGTTTGAATTGAGGATTCGGCAGCGGCAGCAATTTTATCGTCGTCAAAACCGTTTTCCTTGGCTTTGGCAGCGAGGTAGACGAACTTAGAAAACTGTAAGCACTCTTCCGGTTTGTAGGGGGTATGCGCGAAAGATACGGCCGGAATCAACAGCGCAGATTCGGCCAGAATTTTGATGATCGGTTTCATGATTTTGTAACTCCCTGTTTATATGGTGCAGCCCGGATGAAAAATACGCTTAGCATCGATATATGCTTTATTTGCATCCTCGGCTGTCTTGAAAGACCCAAGATATTTCTGCTTACCATCAACAGAAATATTGGCCACATAATATCCGCGCCTTTTGTCGAGCGATGCCCCCAATATTCCTGAAAAATTATTACTAGACGGAATGTGCCTGTTCTGTTTATTTAATGACGAGGATGCCTCTCGCAAATTCACAATGCGATTGTCTTGTTTGTTGCCATTAATATGGTCAATTTCGTCTATGGGAACGCGCCCATAAACATATAAAAATGCTAAACGATGCTGCGCATATACTTTCCCTGAAATTTTTATTTGCCTATACCCGTTCCCAGCTACGGACCCAGCCACACAACCTTTATGTGACTTCCCGCGCGGAGGGTCTATCTTCCATATAAATAATCCGGTTTCAGGATCATATGAAAGGATTGCTTTCAACAATTCAGCATCCAAAATTCACCTCTTTTTCTGCGCCAAAAGCACGGATCAGCTCGAGCAAATCAGAAAAATCACTTTTCGTCATTTGGCTAGAGCTTTCCCCAACCATCACAAACGTTCCTTGATCTATTCCTGGCACAACCTTTTGCTTTTTTAAGGCGGCCGTGAAAATAATTTTCCATTCCTCGGAAGTGAGTTTGTTTCCGTACCAAATCACTTGCTCCGATATCTCGCTCAAAATCGCCCACAGAGCTGCGTTCTGCTCCAAATTGCGCGTTGGCTCACTCACCACTACATGCCACCCATCAGGCGCATCCTTAACTGCCTGCGCGGCGCGCTGACGGGCCATGGAATGGGCTAGTATGTAGCGTTGTTTGGTCACATCAATATCCAAAAATGTGCAGGCAGATCCACCAAGGCGTCGCTTTCAAGCACTCATGCAAGGCGTAAGCATCCCAGGCAACGCCTAGCGCAATTGCGGACAGCATCAGGGTGATGGCGGTGGCGTATCTCATGGTTTCGTCTTGCGAAAGATGCTACAGATTTCTTCTAGCAGCATGGATGTTGTTGAAGCCTTCCAAGATAACGCTGCGTGCCATGACATAAAAGCGAAGTAATGGCCTGTATTGTTCATCTTCTGAGATGCGGCCCATGTGGCATATGCTGCATCAGCGTCTTTATCTATCGCAATCCTCACACCTACCTGTTGCAGAATTGGCTGCTGGAGATTGAAAGATTCCCGCTTTGCCCGCAGCCATCCGGCATACTGCTGCGAGAATGTGTGTACAAGACGCTCATCAGTCACATCACCGAGCAGACCGTCGCGCGCCATTTCGGAGCGCATAGAAGCGCAGAATTGCTCCTGTTCTTTCTTGAGGTCGAGGTTCATGCGGGAACTCCAGGGAGTGAGAGGATATGCAACCAATACGCGGCATGCGGTAAGGGAGTCTCGGGGATTGATGCACATTGCAATGGCATCGCAGAACTAGCTGGCACAGTTATGTGGATTTCCTCGAAGGCATACGGGAAGTAACGTGTGAACTGTTCGCGCTTTGTCGGGCTGCTGCGCGTTTGCGTGGTGACGCTGCTAACGCATTCGCTTTCACGAAGATGGGTGAGAGCATGGCGAAACTGACCGAACGTATGCGGGATTTTCTTGTTGATTTCCGCATGCAGATCGTGGATCAAAATTCCGGGGCGTTCACAGATCATGGCAAAAACTGCTTCGCGCAATTCAATCTGAATCGATGATGACTTGGGAGGGTGTGTGAGTTCCATATGAATCCCTGTTAGCGCCTGTTAATTCCTGCTAATCCCACACGCAACAGACGTTCTTTAACTATATTGAAGGCGTAAAACTCACCGACAATAGCTTTTTCACAGAACGTAGCAAGGAGTTCAGACATGTCCTTACCCTCTAATTCAGCCAAGATAGACAGTTGCTCGTGCAGATCAGGAGCAATGCGCACATGGACAGATTTTTTTTCCAGCGCCATAACGTTCTCCGGTGAGGTCTTGCGTGCGCCAAACATTTTGTTGTCCCCTGGTGTGGTATTTGGGTCTGCTTCGCCCATTGGTGCAGCTATTCCTTGCTTGCTGGTGTTTCGCTTAATAATTTTTTCCAATCCCAATCAGGGAATTTTTCTTGGAAAAAAAGTAGCCATGGCTTGGGGATGTTTTTCCACACAATCCATTGGGAAATCCGGCCCTTTGTGAGTCCGGTCATAGCTATTACTGCCTTTCGA